ATGTCATTTGGTGATGATGGCATGGATGACGATATGGGTCATGACGAAGGTGGTATTGAAGATCGTGTAGTTGATCTTGAAGATGCACTTGACGACCTAAAGGCAGAGTTTGAGCGTTTAATGTCAGATGAAGCTGGTGAAGAAGAGCATGAAATGCCAGAAGAAGGCGTAATGCGTGAATACGTTGAGAAGATTGGCGAGCCATACAAGGGCGAATTTGCTGGTGGACCACGTGGTCAAAACGTAGGTGCTAATACTGGCGATTCTGAACAGACTGGTGAGAAGAACACCAAGAGTATTGTTGCTGGCAAGAACGACATGGGCGGTACTGCCAAGAATCTTGTTCAAGGCGGCTCAAACGAAGATCCAGATAATAAGCAATACAAGAAGCCAAGTAATGCTTATGCAAAGGGTGACGGAAAGTTTGGTCCAGCTAAGTACGAAAATTCTCCAGGCGGCGACGCAGGAAAGTCTTTTTCAGGTGCTAAGAAGCCAGTAACTAGCGAACCAGCTGGTGTTAATAAGCGTTCTGAACTTGGCGGAAAGAAGTAAGGAATAAAAATGAGACCTTTTTTAACAGAAAATCTTAGCTTTGATCAGGCTCGTATGGAAACAATGCGAGCCAACGAAGGCAAAGACCTGTATATGAAAGGCATCTTTATTGAGGGTGGGGTTAAAAACGCCAATCAGCGTGTTTATCCCCCTCACGAAATTGCCAGAGCAGTAACAAATCTAAATGAACAGATTAGCAAAGGTTACTCTGTGCTTGGAGAAGTTGATCACCCCACTAATCTACGAATTAATTTAGATCGTGTTAGTCATATGATTACAGAGATGTGGTTAGATGGCGCAAAGGGCTGCGGCAAAATGAAAATCTTGCCTACACCAATGGGTAAGATAGTAAGTGAAATGTTAAATGCTGGTGTAAAGCTCGGAGTTAGCAGCCGCGGAAGTGGTGACGTTAATGAAGGTAGCGGAACAGTTAGCAATTTTGATATTGTTACTGTTGATATCGTAGCACAACCTAGTGCACCAAGTGCATATCCAACTGCTGTTTATGAAGGTCTTATGAACATGCAGGGCGGGCACCGTGTATTAGAAATAGCTAAAGATTTAAACAATGATCGACAAGCACAAAAGTATCTTGCTAGTGAAGTGGCAAGATTAATCAACGAATTAAAGATTAGATAAGATTCAGGAGAATATAATGTTCGAAGCATTAAAACCATTAATAGACAACGGTATCCTGAACGAAGAAACTCGCGAAGTTCTAGAGTCTGCTTGGAATTCCAAGTTAGATGAAGCTCGTGATACTATTCGTGCAGAAATCCGTGAAGAAATGGCAAGTCGTTATGAACACGATAAGTCAACAATGGTTGAAGCTCTGGATCGTATGGTATCAGAAACACTTGTAGCAGAAGTCGAAAAGATTGCTGCTGAACGTGCTTCTATTGCTCAAGATCGTGTAAAGTTCACTGAAGCAATGATGGCTAAGGCCGCAAACTTTGAAGACTTCTTAAACGAAGCTCTTGCAAAGGAAATTGCTGAACTACACTCTGATCGTGCTGCTATTAAATCAGCAACAGCAAAACTAGATGACTATGTAACAGAAAGTCTTCGTAAGGAGATTGTTGAATTTGCTGAAGATAAAGCAGATTTGGCTCGTGCAAAAGTACAGCTAGTAGTTGAAGGCAAAGCTAAGTTGAAATCATTGAGTGAGAAATTCATTCAGCGTAGTTCAGCTCTAGTAGAGCAAGTAACTGATCAAACCCTACGTACAGAACTCAAGCAATTGAAAGAAGACATTCAGGAAGCAAAAGAAAATAATTTCGGACGTAGAATTTTCGAAGCTTTTGCAACAGAATTCACTGCTACACATTTAAATGAGCGTGCCGAACTTAAAAAGATGATGTTAACCGTTGAAAAGATGGAACGTCAGATTGTGGAAGCTCGTGAAGCAGCAGAATTAGCCCAAGCTAGTGCAAAGGCTAAGGAAACTGAGATCCGTAGAATTAATGAAGCAATTGAGCGTAATAGTAAGATTGACGAACTAATGAAGCCACTCAGCAAAGAGAAGGCCAACGTCATGAAGCAACTCTTGGAATCAACTCCAACTGATCGCTTAGAGGCCGCATTTAAAAAGTATCTAAATCCTGTCATGGAAGGACATGCTGCTGCTCCACAGAAGACTGTGATCGCAGAATCTAAGATTGCCGTAACTGGAAATAGACCAACTACCACTGACTCCCTAAACAACAATATCATTGAGATGCGTCGTTTAGCTGGTCTTAAAACAAACTAATAATGGAGAAAATTTAAAATGTCACAAGAATTACTAGAAGGACGTTGGAACGAAACTAAGGCAGCTTTGCTAGAAGGTCTATCCGGCAATCGTAAAACATCAATGAGCATTGTGCTCGAGAATACAAAGAAGTATTTGGCAGAAAGTGCAACTGCTGGTGGCACTGCATCAGGTAACGTAGCAACACTAAACCGTGTTATCCTACCAGTTATCCGTCGTGTTATGCCAACTGTTATTGCTAACGAAATCGTTGGTGTTCAGCCAATGACTGGACCTGTTGCACAGATCCATACTCTACGTGTTCGTTATGCAGACGGCTTCACTAGCAGTGGCTCAGGTCAGTTTGCTACTGGTGCTAACGTCGGTGACGAAGCTCTAAGTCCATTCAAGATTGCTTCAGGCTACTCTGGTAGTGCTCCTGGTGCAACTGGTACTGGTCTTGCAGCAACCACAGGTTCAATGGAAGGTACTCCAGGTCGTCGCTTGAACGTGCAGATCTTGAAGCAGCCTGTAGAAGCTAAGACTCGCAAGCTATCAGCTCGCTGGACTTTTGAAGCAGCTCAGGACGCACAGGCAATGCATGGTCTTGATATTGAAGCAGAAATCATGGCAGCTCTTGCCCAGGAAATCACTGCTGAAATCGATCAGGAAATCCTATACAGCCTACGTTCACTAGCCCTAAGCGAATATACATTCAACCAGGCTACTGTTTCAGGTACTGCAACATTCGTTGGTGACGAACATGCTGCTCTAGCAGTTCTAATCAACAAGGCTGCAAACGTAATTGCTCAGCGTACACGTCGTGGTGCTGGTAACTGGTGTGTTGTTTCTCCAACTGTTCTAACAGTTCTACAGAGTGCAACTACTTCAGCATTTGCTCGTACTACTGAAGGTTCATTTGAAGCCCCAACTAACACTAAGTTTGTTGGTACTCTAAATGGCGCAATGCGTGTTTATGTTGACAGCTATGCTGACGACACTATCCCAGTACTAGTTGGTTATAAGGGAACTTCAGAAGCTGATGCTGCTGCATTCTACTGCCCATACATTCCTCTAATGTCAAGTGGTGTTGTACTAGATCCATCAACTTTCGAACCAGTAGTTGGCTTTATGACGAGATATGGCTACATTGAGCTCACGAACGTTGCTTCATCTTTTGGCAACGCAGGTGACTATCTTTCAGAAATATCTGTGAGTAACCTTGCCTTTAGTTAATATCTAAAGTCAATAAAATAATACTAAAGGGGCCTTGTGCCCCTTTTTTTATTGGGAAAATATTGTTATTTAGAATTAACTAATGTATAAATAAATACATGAACAAATACAATCGTTGGTATAATTTAATAACTTCTAATGCAAAAAACAGAACATTGAATGGGTATAGTGAGAAGCACCATATAATTCCAAAAAGTTTGGGAGGTTCTGATGAAAAAGACAACCTAGTCAATTTAACAGCAAGGGAACATTTTATATGTCATTGGTTATTGACCAAGATATATGAAGGTGAATTCAGAACGAAAATGATTTATGCCTTAAGAATGATGAAGGCTGAAAATCCAAATCAGCAGCGTTATAATAATTATATAACTGCCAGAGTATATGAAAACCTTAAAGAAGCATATTCAAAGTTACAAAGTGAAAGAGTAAGTGGTATAAACAATCCCATGTATAATAGACCTGTTAGTGATGAATTACGTGCATTTAGAAGTGAGATGAATAAAGGCAATAAAAATCCTGCGAAAAAAGAAGAGTCAAGACGCAAAATAAGTGAAGCAAAAACGGGAAGAAAACGACCACCATTTAGTAAAGAATGGTTAGAAAAAATGGCGGAATCAAATCGTGGTGAAAAGAATGGTATGTTTGGTAAATCTCATAATGAAGAAACTAGACAAAAAATGCGAGAACGAGCATTTGGAAGAAAGCAGGATGCTGAAACGATTCGTAAAAAAGCAGATGCTATTAGAGGTTCAAAAAGGGAAAGAAAGACTTGCCCTCATTGCCAAAAAAATGTCGCCGTCAATATCTATGCGAGATACCACGGCGACAAATGCAAAAATTATCTAAAAGCCTGTGACTTAACACTTTCGAAAGCAACTCGTGTAATATCGTAACGATTTAATCCTAAATCTTGCAATTCACGATCATTTAATTTGTTCAATTCATCATATGCACGACGTGCTCTGATGCCCTTGTCAACTGAGTTGAACAAAGTATTGATACTATTATAAAATGCATCTGTAAAATAATTCAAATATGTTATCATTTTCTTCATCCTTGTTATTAATATACAGGATATTTACCCTAATAGCAACTGAAACTATGCTGCACTGCACACATACCAGCTATGCTTTTAGAAAAAGTCAAATTCAGTTAAATATATAATACGCTGGGATCATGCACAATGCTAAGACGGTATTACGGTAAAATTGGAAGACTTCCATTAAACATATTCGTTGGACACGACGGTGAATTAGTCGTTGATGATGAAACAGGACGCACATATGTTATGGATGGCGTCACTCCTGGTGGTCATGAATTAATTGGTGCAACTCTTTTAACAAGTAATGTTCCGCCACCATTGCCAACTTCTGGTACATTATGGTACGATCCAACTGATGGTAGATTATTCGTATTTTTTGAAAATACGTGGGTTGATGCAAGCCCTGATAGCAAATATACATTGCCAGTGGCAAACACTGCTACATTAGGTGGTGTTAAGATTGACAATGCAACTATTGTTATTGACGTTAATGGTGTTATTACTGCAAATGTTGCAGCGTTCTCCCATTATAGCAATAGTAATGTAGCATCATATCTTCCAACTGACAGTACAATTACATCATTGATAGCTAATGCAGCTATACAATCAGCTAATCTTCTAGCTCTTTATAGTAATGCATCTACACAAGCCGGATTAATATCATTAATTAATGCCAATATCTCTGCTGCAAATGCTAATGCTGGTATTCAAGCAAACAGCATTACTTCTTTATATTCAAATGCAGCGACTCAAGCTAATTTAATTTCATTAATTAATGCTAATGTTTCAGCAGCTAATGCTGCTATTGCTGCATTAAATGTAGGATCGAGTACATATTCTAATAGTAATGTTACTGCTTATTTGCCAACAGATAGTAATATAATAACATTATATGCAAATGCAGCAACTCAATCTGGATTAATTGCATTAATTAATTCTAATATTAATTCAGCAAATAGTGCTATCAGCATATTAACTGCAAATGCTGCAAGTCAAGCAAATGATATAACAATCTTATATTCAAATGCAGCAACTCAAACTAATTTATTAGCTGGTATAAACTCAAATGTAACTGCTGCTAACAGTGCTATTAGTACACTGAATTCAAATATTAATGCATATGAATCATTTGCTAATATTTGGTTTGGCAATCTACAATCAAATATTAATAGTCAAGCAAATGATATTATAACACTTTATTCAAATGCCGGAGTACAAGCAAATAGTTTAACTAGTTTAAACAACTCAATGTTGACATTATCAGCAGTAGTTGCTTCGATTAATGCCGGTACTGGATTTGCTAATACTGCTCAAATAACTGCTGCTAATGCTGCTATTTCCACACTGCAAGCTAATGCAGCAACTCAATCAATTGATATTGCTAATTTATATGCTAATGCTGGTACACAGGCAACACAGATAAATGTAATTAATGCAAACATCACAGCAGCAAATTCTTCAATAATTTCTGTTACTAACTATGCAAATTCACTTAATTCAGCAATGACTGCTAATATCACAGCAGCTAATGCAGCGATATCGACATTAACTAGTAATGCAGCAAGTCAAGCAAATGATATAACAATCTTATATTCAAATGCTGCTACACAAGCTTCTAACCTTGCTACATTAACCAGCAATGCATCTAGTCAAGCAACAGATATCACAACACTTTATTCAAATGCTGCGGTACAAGCAAATATACTCAACACATTAACTTCCAATGTAAGTTCATTGAATACTACAGTAGTTAATTTAATTGGCGGCGCATTTGCTTACAGTAACTCTAATGTTGCAACTTTCTTATCATTTTATACAGGTAATTTAACTGCTGGTAATGTAACAATTAGTGGTAATTTGTCAGTATTAGGTAACATAACTTCAGTAAATTATGAAACTGTTAGTTTAACTGAATATGCAAATAGCATAATTGCCAGCGGTAATGTTACTGCTCCAAATTATTTCTTTAGTAATGGAGTTAGTATTTTAGCTAATTTGAGTAGCAACATAACAAATATTAATGCAAATGTCTCTTCAGCTAACTCAGCAATATCAACTATTAATGCAAATGTCTCCTCAGCTAACTCAGCAATATCAACTATTAATGCAAATGTCTCTTCAGCTAATATTGTGATAGCAGGTCATACAACAAGTATTAATACAATTAATGCAAATATTTTAGCAGCTAATAGTGTAATTGCAACTAAGACAACATATGCTAATTCAAATGTTGCTGCATATTTGCCAACATATGCTGGTAATAGCAATGCTGCTTTCTTCACAGGGAATGGGTATTATCTAACTGGCATTACTATGGGAAGTTCAACTTATAGTAACACAGATGTTTCAGGATATCTACCAATATATTCTGGTAATAGTAATGCTGCTTTCTTTACAGGTAATGGTTATTATCTAACTGGTATTACTGGGGGAAGCTCAAATTATAGCAATAGTAATGTTGCTGCATATTTGGTAACTTATAACGGTAACCTATCTGCAGGAAATCTATCTTTAAGTAGTGGTGCTTCGGGAAATATCAGTGGTACTGGATATGTAATTGCTGGTAATATGATAGCAAATACAAACATGTATGCTAATAGTTACTATTGGTATAACAACAACGCACCACTAGCAACTACAATACCTGGTACATATTCTAATGCTAACGTAGCAAGTTATTTGCCAACTTACACAGGCAATGTCAATGTAGGTAATATACTTCTCACTGCAAATGGCAACATACTAGCAGGTACCAGCACTAATATGAATATACGCACATATGGTGTATATAACGTTCTTACTTTATATGGAATTGCAGGTGGATATAACAGTCCTCCTTATACTAACCAATCATTGACAGGTGGCAGTGGCAGTGGAATGCTCGCATCGTATAGTTCAACAGGCGGTTATATCACAACAATTACAGTAACTAATCCTGGTACTGGATATAAAAATGGTGATGTCTTAACTGTGCCAGGTGGTCTTGGTTCTACTGTTATTTTATCAAATTATAATCCTAACGTAGTCAGCAGCAAAGCATATTATTGGTCATTTAGTCAATACGATGGTAACGTAACTGTGCCAGGAAACATCGTAATGCCAAGTAACAGCTATGTTCTTGGTGATTTTACTAATAGTACATTTGCTTATAGAACTGCATTTCAAACTCTGACAGCTAATAGTACAACTGGCATCTATGCTCTTCCAAGTGGAACTAGCACTGGTGCAAGTTGGCAAGCATTAAACAGTTCAAATGCAAATAACGCCAGTAAGATCTTTATGGCCACTAATGCTAATACTGATGTACAGTTAGGCAGTGGTATTAATGGCAGTGGCGTTTATCTACCATTAAGTTTTTATAATAGCAATGCTGCACAAATGGTTATCTATCCAAACGGTAACGTATATATGAGCAATGCTAATCCAATTACTACCACCGGTAATATATCAGCCAATTACTTTGTTGGTAATGGATCGGCATTGGTAGGTATTCAAGCAAACTTACAATCTGGAAATATCTACGGTACAAGTAGTAATGTTACTTTAGTTGCTGGTAGTTATTCTTTCCTCTTTGATAATACAGGCAACTTAACTATTCCTACAAATGGTAATATACAATTACCAAATGCAAACTCTGTAATCAATATGTCTGGCAACATCAACGCAGGCAATGTTATAGTAACTGGAGCAAGTGGACCTAGAACACGTTTCTTATGGGATACTTGGCAAGCTAATTCTAATGCATCTGTGTCTTCCTTCAGTCCTGCTGGAACAGTTGGCGGGTATGCTTCATGGGATCCATCACAAGTAAATGGATTAAAACTAACTCCAAATTCTAACTCAGTGAATGGTTACATCAACTGGAATAGTGGTACAGTCAACTATAACTATGATATGACTATAACTGCTAGTTTGGGTGCTGGCGGCGGCACTGGTGCAGACGGACAATGGATTTATTTTGGAGCAAACGCAGCGGCACAGTCTAATCCCAACACTAATAATACATCTGGTGGTATAGCAGTTATGAATCACTTTTATAGCAGTGCTAACCAATTTGAAGTATATGTTGCTGGTACACAATACAATATTCCTTATACTGGCAGCGGCAACTATATAACATCCGGTGTTACTCTTTGGAATGCCAGTTACAATAGTTTCTATAATATGACGGTGATGATACGTCGAATACAAAATGGCAATCGTATGTTAGAGGTATATCTAAACGATATATATCAAGGATCGGTAAACATATCCAGCTGGACCCCAGCAGGTAACTATTTTGGAGTAGGCGGATATACCAGCGGCAGCAATGCTAATCTTTGGGTACGTCAAATTCGGATTGATTGGTAACATGATTATATCGGGGCTAACTCTTGCTAATGTTGGATATGTCGTTGACAATAAGCCTGGATTGGCTGGCAGTTTAGCGTTTAATGGCGGCTCAAATGGAAGTGGCTCATTCTTGAGTTTAAGTCCTGGATTTACCATGGGCAGCGGAGCATATACTATAGAAGGTTGGATATACTTGCCTAACTTTACCAGCGCCTATGGTATTTTAGGAAACTTTAATACCCCTAACGGGCCAATGAGTTTATTTGTTACAAACTCAACTACTTTTAGCACAGACTCATATGGCGGTGGCGGTGCTTTTAGTTACACAGTTCCTACCATGAGTGCTAACACTTGGTATTATTTCGCACTGACAAGAAACGGTAGTAGCCAATCTACCTTATTCCTTGGAAAAACTCCAGGAGGCTCTGCTGCTAGAAGTTCTACCGGCATTGTCACAGATGCTATTAACTATAATTCAGGTGGCGGCAATATATTGAATATTGGTACTTATTATGGTCAAAACTGGCCTGCTGGCGGATATATGACCAATTTGAGAGTTGTGACTGGATCTAATGTTTATGATCCTACACTAACAAGTATTTCAGTACCAAGTGCTGCACTAACA